ACTGCTACTGATACTGCTAATGGTGCTACTGATACCGATACTGCTCTTACCGATACTGATACCGATACTAATACTGCTACTGATACTGCTACTGATACTGCTAATGGTGCTACTGATACCGATACTGATACTGCTAATGGTGCTACTGATACCGATACTGATACTGCTAATGGTGCTGCTAATGGTGCTGCTAATGGTGCTGCTAATGGTGCTGCTAATGGTGCTGCTAATGATGTAAGTATTGATTGTAGTTCAAATAATGTATATGAATGTAGCAATGTTGTACTTGATAATGGTACGAGCATTTGTCAAAGAGAAGTATCTTTTAGTATTCCAGAGGGTTACTCTAGTTGCGAGCTCGATTCCTCTATTTATTCACCAGGTTTTATTACAAGTGATTCCAATTTCATTATAAGTTGTGATGCAGAGGAATGTCCAGTGGAAACAGAGTATTCTGATACTGATAACAATTATTGCGGTAGTCTAGAATGTTATGGTACTGCAATATATGATGATGATGCTAATACTTTTGAAATAGACGGTAAAGTTCTTGGTATTAAAATACCTAGTACTTCAATATATATTGATAAAGATGGAATAACTAAAGCTAAAGTACAAATGACTCTTAATAATTGGAAAGACCACAATTCATGGCAAAATATGTCTATAGGTTTGTGCGAAGGTATAGATGAATTGAATGAAACAATTACAGAAAAGATGGTAACAAGATTAAAAAGCTTTTATTTAGGCACTACACCACCCGATTCGTATACATACGATAATACTAAACATTCTAGTTCATCTATTGGAAAAAGTAAACATAATGATAAAGCAGTAGATGTTTTTTTTATAGATGGAAAAAGATTCAATCCACATTACAACATTGTTCATGGAGATAATTTTCATTCCTATCATCAGTCTGATCATATAGGTAATACTGGAAGTGGACATGATGAAGACCGTACAAACTTTGTTAATAGAAATACAAACGAGATTACATTATATTTTAACTCAAATATGAAAATGAAGTTGGCTAACACTCATACTGTACCTCTCGTAACTTTAAACCGGAATGGACATTTCAATCCGAATAATACATATTTTTATATTAAAGGAGTTGAAGGATACAAAAGGCATGATATACCTGAGGGTAGAAAAATTCGGGTGACTTTTCAACCTAGTCACCAAGGCATATATGAATACACTACTATTAATCAAGACTACAATATTCGTGAAGGTTCTTGGGGTTTTAGGAACACACTACAATATTGTATCGATCATTGTAACAACCAACCTAGTTGTAAAGGATTTACAAGAGATATAACAGCTGGAGATAATGATGTAAATGGAAGGTGTTGGTTTCATAATCATATTCAAGATTATGGTGGTGATGATGATGAGAGAAGAAGATTGTACACAAAAGGTGACATTAAAGAATCGATCGAAGTGCCTATTGCCATGTATCAATCTGACCTTAATCGTATTTTCTTTTATTTACGAGATCTAGATGTTTCAAATGTACAGGAATTAAAAGAAAAATACAATTTAAATGAGGTTGTTTTTAGAAATGGAAATCAAAAAGAGTTCACCGTGGATAGTGTAGATGATTCCCATCAATCTATTTCCGGAAATCCAGCTGTCTTATTAGAAGTAAAAAATGTTCGAGGAGATATTAATCCACAGGATATATTTCGGGCTATTCTGACTTAATAAACCCATCCACAGTGTCCACAAGCCACTTCATAATCATTCCGACCACAACAAAATTGAGTTGGTGAGCCAATGTTCGTATGGTTCCACATGCTTCGCTAGAACTGCTGAACAATGATATAAAAAAATGATAGAATGAATCCATGGGTGCGCATATCTTTCGATAGGAGAACTCTAACGCAACTGAAATCATTTTCATGACAATGATTGAATGAATGGTTGGATGGAGCTTGATGAACTTCATGATGATAAGGATTAAAAACATCATTTAACACTTCAAAAAGCAATCTTTAAGAAGAAATTATTAGTTTCCATTACCTGACATAACATTCTTGATGACTTGGTTGTTGTCATTGATGTCTTGTACAAGATTTTTCATTCTCGCATCATTGATTTCGATATAATCATTAAAAACACCAACCTTCAACTCAAACGCATTGTACTTATAAAACAAGGTATACACAAGAAGATATAATATTAAAATTGAAGAAGCATTAATAACAACTCCTAATGTTTCAAACATATTTTATTTACTGTTACAAAATTGTTTCTCAGGTTTTATGCTATGAAGCTTTTCATACTCTTTGATAATTTTCTTAGAAAACTGATACTCTTCATCAGTATATACATTATCTTTGAATCCTTTAGGTAATACACAATATTTACTATCTTCATTGAATAGGTTCATAGTCATTACTAAGAATGCGGTAGTCAATACAAATGAAGTCACTAGATCACGAGTCGCGATAAAGAAAATAGAGAACAGTGTAATTCGTCTCATTAATTTGGTTTTTAGTAAGTTTTCAGTGTTTTTGTTCATGTCTACTACCAAGTATCTAGATCCTACATTAAACATGATCATAGCTAACCCAGCTAAATAGCGATTGTTGTTGAAATAATCAATCGCTATTTGCGAATACATTGAAATGGTTTTAGTATCTATCATTTTTGCCATACAATATTATTTATTATAAAGAAATATTGGATTTTTACAGCAATATCAGTAAATTGGTGTTTTCATTTTCATACCAATTTGTATGAATTGTTCCAATATAAATATTAGGATAATTCCAGAGAACATATACATTAACAAATCAAGATATTGGCGTTCATCCACGAAAGTAGCGTGATGATCACGGTGAAGAGACTTCAAATAGGAGTTTTTTCGAATCTCGTCTTCAATAAGCTCGCTAATTGATTTTTGGGATATGGTGTTTTCTTCACATACTTTTTCCGTTCGTTTAGGTGGTGCTTCTTCTTCTATTTCTAACTCATCATCTGTTTCTTCATATACATTGGAATAAATGCGATCAAAAGAGTTTTGTTGAGTGTCGACAATGTCTTCAAAACTTTCCGAAGGAATCATATTAAGATATTCATCTTCATCTATATTTTCTTCTTCTTGTTCTTCATTTAATATCGCTTGTTGAAGATACATGTCATCCTCATCCTCAGGTTCAATATTGAAAGTGACCTTCTTCTTTGGTTTCGCTTTTTGTTTTTTCTTTTTTGAAGAAGGGCTATTATTCAACTTGTCAACGGTATTGTAAGTATCAATACAATGCCCATTCTCATCAATCATTAAAGTGTTTGTTTGTTGGCGTTCAGCATTCGCAAGACGAGTAAAGTCATCATCTTTGTATCCAAAGTACATATTATTATCTTTCCCACCCTTGAATGAATGTACTTGGTGAAAATATTCATTCTCTAACATGTCTGAATCCTTGTTATAAAATGGCTTTCTAATCTTTTTATAGCGTTTGTTGTATAATTCACAAAGTGGATCGGATGACTTTTTACTGGATTTCTTACTCTTCTTTTTCTTGTGATCATTATCGAAATTAGACCCCCAAGCGTCTTCTAATAATGTGTAAGGTGTATAAACTAAAGTCATTAATATTTCATTGATTAATATATACTCACAGATATTTTTCAGTATTATTTACACAACAAATAAAAAATAACAAATTCAAATAACTAAAATACTACATGGAAAAGTTCAGTCAATGTTTAGAATAAACTTACCATTTGGACGATGTTCTAATTGTTTAGATACTTGAACCTTAGATGGTTTCATAATAAGCTTGTTTGCATTATTATTTTCAATGATTGTTTTACTTGTGTTCTTTGGGTCATATGCGATTTGTGCTTTTGGATTCATGCGATCTTTGTTATTGATCTCATTGAAATCCCATGAAATGTACAATAACTTCGGAAAGTAGTATTGTACTAAAAACCCATTGTCTTCTAAAGACTTCATGATGTATTTGATACATTCACTCAAATCATACACAGGCAATCCAATTACAAACTCAGGAACATCGAAAAATACTTTCACTAATTCTTTGGTTGCTGCTGTTTTAATCTTTCGATGACATGTTTCTAATACATGTTCAAAGCTTTGATTCCTCTTATTCTTCTTTTTATTAATTTCCTCATGAAGTTCATAAATATTCAGATTTTTCATGAATTCTATGTATTAACTGATAAGCATTTTTTTAATTAGTTAAAATGATCCCTTTGCCTTCAACGCTTTAGCTGCTTGAAACGCTTTAGCTGCTTGAAACGCTTTAGATGCTTCTGCATTCACTTACAAACTCTTCAATACCTTGGGTAGTTCTGGGCTTGTTGAAGGTAACCACTTTAGTATCAGATTTGTAGAACAAAGCAGGGAATCCAGAAACAGAATATTCTTTCATGAGAGAGCGTTCTTTTTCAGCTGGTTGAGTACAATCAACATATTCAATAGGGATTCCTTTGTATTGTTGAACTTGTGGTTTGAATTGTTTACAATAACCACACCAGTCCGCATAGAAGAAGACAAGATGTTCATCCGTCATCTTTTCTTTTAAGGTTTTTCCACATACACAACGGACAACAACAACTGTTAAAATGATGGCTAAGAGACCAAGGATCAAGTAAGGAATGTCTTTTTTGGTGAACATACTTTTTATACTCTACATATATAAAATTTTTTTCCAGATAAATACTTAAATAGGTAAATTGGATATTATGTTATGGATTTTGTAAGATACGACACAACATTATTTTATAATGATCATCCAATCAATACGAATTCCAAAGAATACATAAAGCTCAAGACAATCTTTGAATATATCAAAGAAACCTATAATTGCTTCAATCCATCATTGAAAAGCGAGATATATACTAAAAAAATGATAAAGAAGCCTCAGGTTATTTCAAATAATGAAATACACGCAGGTAAAAAGAATCTTACTAGTTGTCTCAATAAATTGACGAAAGAAAACTATAACACAATCTATAGAAAGATACTATTAGCAGTACAAGTGAATGATGTAAAGGAATTTGTCCAACAAATCATCCATACATGTTTAAATTCGAAGGTGTATCATGAATTGTATGTAGGTTTAATCATTCATTTATATTGTTCGGGTAAAGAGCAGATATCGTGCTGTATAAGTGAGATCATTAATCAATATTTTGATTGTATTTGTCACATCGACTTTTACAAATTAAATGATGAGGAGAAGAACCAAGAGGAGAGTTATAATGATTTCTGTGATCGAGTCAATGCGAAGTGTAAGAAGATATTTACCATCAAGGTGTTTTTTATGTTTCATCTATCTGAAGAACTATCCAAAGAATTAACGAAAACACCTCAAGATATTATTGAAACATTGTCATCATTCTTAGAAGAATCCATAACACAAAACAATAACAAAGAATCGATTGAGCTTATCTTATTATGTCTAAAGGATTGCTATGAAAACAAAGATGATATTAAAATCCCATCTATTCACCATAAAGCACCAATCATTTGGAAAGAAATGACAAAAATTGATTTTAAGCTTCCAAAGCTTATCCAAGAACACATCGACACAGGAAATCTAGTTCCAAAAGTTCGTTTCATTTGTTTGGACCTTTTGGCCTTATTAGATAAACATCAACAAAACCTAAACAATGAGTATGTCTCTTAATGATCTAATCATTCATAACCTCCAAGAGATGTACAATCTCCATAGATATAAGAAGGATACTTGGAAAGCAAAGGCATACAATGATGCTCTTCAAGTGATTAAGAGTGTACAAACACCTATTAAATCTCCAAAAGATATAGAATCTTTGAATCTTGGAAAGAAAATCAAAGAGAAGGTGTTGTACATTATACAAAACAAAGAGAACATTCCACAACTTGTGGATGAGAGTGATGAGACGCTTAAAATCATTCACGCAATGAATGAATTGGCTAACATACACAACATTGGAGTGGTAAAAGCAAAGGAACTAGTGGAAGAACATGGAATTCTTACATTCGATGATCTTGTAAAGAATGAACACTTGTTGAACTCTAAACAGAAACAAGGCGTCAAATACCATTTCGATATTCAACAGAAAATACCAAGGAAGGAAATGGTTCAACATGATCAAATGATCAAGACCATAATGAATAAGGCTTTCCCTGATATCAAAGAGTTTAGTCTAGTGGGAAGTTATAGAAGAAATAAAGAAGAAAGTGGCGATATTGATTTGATTGTCAAAACAAAAGCTGGCTTTGATATGAATGATCTCGTTCAAGTAATGATTCAAGAAGGATACATTCAAGAAGATGGGATCTTTGCCTTGGGAAAGAAGAAGTTTATGGGAATGGCTAAACTTCCCACGGGAGAGGGAATGGCTACAATATCAAGAAGATTAGATATTCTATTTTGCCCATCATCCGAATACGCATTTGCTCTCTTATACTTTACAGGAAGCAAAGACTTCAATGTCAAGATGAGAGAGCGTGCTAAACAACTCGGATATCGTTTGAATGAGAAAGGATTGATGGATGAAAATTCAGAGAAAGTTAAAAACCTGAAATCTGAAAAGGATATTTTCAAATTCTTAAAAATTAATTATGTAGAACCAGATCAACGCTATACAAATAATTACCAAGAGTATTAAATAGCATAACAATTCAAGCAATAAGGAGAAGTTACACCTTCATACAATAATGGGTCTTGGAAGGTTTCAGTGTAATCTTCTTCAGACTCATCCTCACTCTGTTCATCATCACTCGCTTCTACATCAGATATCATCTCTTCACTTTCAAAACTTCTTACAGAAGGTAGGGTCGCTTTTTTAACAGATTCTTTTTTATGAGGAGATTCAATCGTATCTTGTTGAATGAATTCTTTAATGCTATTATCAATGATCTCTTTTGTACTATCCATTTGTTTGGTTAAGCTTTCTTTAAGAATCTTGAAGTTATCTTCGATTTTAGTAGACAATTCGCCGATCATTTCCTGAGATAATACAGAAGAAGTTGATTTGGTTGAAGTAACTGAGCCATCTAAAGATGATCGGGTGGATAATGCTGGATGTGTTGGTTGTTTGATAACATCATCTAATTCTTTAGAAGAGTCCTCTTCATCATCATCATCAATGATATCGGATGACGAACCATTGTTAGAATCTTCAGTGAAATTTTCTTTTTTGGTTATGAATTTAGAATTGAAACTCATAATACCATAAACTGAAAATACAAATATAAAGATGTAAAATAAAAACTTAATCGAAAAAAAGATCATTTGGTCCTATATTATTTTATAGACATATTTATTTTGATGGATTTACAGATGCTTCTTAACTGCTGCTATTAGATGTATTGGAAGTAATAAAGTTGAAAAATCGACTAAATACACCTTGAATTTCTTTTTCTTCTTTCAAATCAGTTTCTTCTTCTTTGAACACTACTACAACTACAAATGTAATGATAGCGAAAACAGTGATAAGTGCTACAATGCCTAAAACAATCAACATGTTAGTATCCATTTATTTATTTTATATATAATTCAGGTTTTTTTTCGGAGAAATATAATAATGATTTCAATATCAAAGAAAGAGCCTTTTATTATTTTATTAGATTTGGATCATACAATACAAGGAAACATACAACCCCAATTGGATGAATATAACTTGATTTCTTTTTTGAATGATAAGACTGGAAGCAAGTTGAAGCAAAATAGGGATCAACTCCGAAGAGATTTTATGAAGGGTTTGTTAAGACCTCATTTTCGTACTTTCATCAATAAGATGAGATCTAGATTTCCAAATGTAGAGTTTTTCGTATATACAGCATCAGATGATGATTGGGCTAAATATATCATCAAAGTTATAGAAGAAGCTAGTACTATCCGTTTCAATAAGCGAATCTTCTCTAGAAGTGACTGTATATTTGATCAAAAGTCAGGTCATTTTATGAAATCATTAAACAAGTTGAAACCAGAACTCTTCAAGATTTTGAAATCGAAGTATAAATTATCAAATATGGACTCGTTAAAACATATCTTATTGATTGATAATAACCATGTATTATATGAAAATGAATCTCATTCTTTAGTAAAATGTCCTAGCTACACATCCACTATTCGTGTTGATATGTTACGATCATTACCCATGTCTTTCATAAAAAATAATCAAGAACTGATAAGCATGTACATCTTAGGATATTACGAAAAGAATTTACATACTTTGTACAAAAAAGTATATGATAAATCTATTCACCATGATATCTTACATGATAATTACTGGATTAATGAATTGAAAAGATTTAAAAGAAATTACAGATTGACATCATAGAGCAACATATGTATATATTGTCTTTTGATATTGGCATTAAGAATCTCGCATACTGTTATTTTGAATTTGACAAGATCTTGGATATCATTCGAATAAAAGAATGGGATGTATTGGATATATCTTCGTCCAACAAATCAGATCAATCAAGCATTCTTTTGAAGAAACTACATGACCATTTCAATGATATTGAGCTTGATTATGTAGTGATTGAAAATCAACCCGCATTAAAGAACCCAATCATGAAAACAGTTCAAGTGATTGTACATAGCTATTTTCAATATCAAAAGGTCTTACTGGATAGACAAATCGATGTCCACAACATCAATGCCAGAAACAAGATAAAAAATGCCGAAACTCTCATGAAATCATATGATTGTCCTGATATCATTTGTAAAACTGCTCCTTCCAATAAATATAAATGGAATAAAGAAGCATCCATTCTATATACTCAACAATTCTTGGAATATAAAAATCTTGAAGAGCATTTAGCATTCTTCAAGACATTTAAGAAAAAGGATGATTTAGCAGATACATTACTTCAAGGTTTATATTTTGTACATTTAACCAGTACTACCGAACCCACCACTACCGCGTAGAGTTTCAGTCAGTTCTTCTACTTCCACCACTTCAGGTGTTTCAATTTTCTTCAGAATAAGCTGTGCAATACGCTCATTCACTTCTACTTCTACAGGTTCACTTGAAAGGTTCATGAGAAGAACTTTAACTTCACCCGTATAATCTCGGTCAATCACTCCAGCACCTACATGAATACCCCTTTTTACAGCAAGACCACTACGAGGCGCGAGTTGACCATAAGTACCATGAGGTACAGTCATCGCAATTCCAGTGGATACAAGTGTACGACCAAATGGCGGAATGGTTACACTATCCATAGAATACATATCATATCCTGCTGCCTCAGATGATCCACGAGTAGGAAGAGTTGCATTGGCATCAAGCTTCTTGATATAAAGAGGGCTAGACATATCTAGATATATAGTATCGTTGGGTTAATTTATAAATCAATTTTTGATTAGTACAAATGCGTTTTTAATCTACTTAAAGTTTCTTATTAATGCTTAACTATAATGAATTTAGTTAAGGAATCCCAATTTGATACATTTCAAATGAGTGATATGTCTCCAAATGGAACACCAAATATTCAAATGACAGCTCAAGACCAAATGTCTAGGAATGAGAATAGTTATATTCAACCCAAACTAGATGTGTCCAATTTAGGTATTGATTTGTTATTGAATAACAATGCGAAGCGTCAATCTTCTTCTGAAAAATCTTTTGAAATCCATGAGCCATCTAAACCAGAAGATAACGAATCGAATCTTTTTGAATCGGACGACGATAATGAGGATGATGATGAGGATGAATCAGAAGAAGAGGAACAACCTCAACATGCAACTATGAACATGAACAGAAATACAAACTCATACTTTCAACCACAAGTCGTATACCGTTCTCCAGAAGACATTGAAAATGAAAAGAAATCTATGTTATATCAGTTTGAAAGAATGGAAAAGAAGGGGTTTCATGTTCCTAAGAAATTTACATTATCAAACTCTCTAGATGAAATGAAGATTGAAATGGAGAGAATTAAGAAGGATCGTGAGATTGATGCGAGCATCAAATTTCAACAAAAGATGATGATGGCCTGTATTACAGGTGTTGAGTTTTTGAACACCAAGTTCGATCCATTTGATGTAAAACTAGATGGTTGGTCTGAGAATGTTCATGACAATCTTAATGATTATGATGAAATCTTCGAAGAGCTTCATGAAAAATACAAATCAAAGAGCAATATGGCTCCTGAATTAAAGCTTCTTCTCACTCTTGGTGGAAGCGCGTTTATGTTCCATTTGACCAAAACAATGTTCCGTTCCTCATTGCCCAACATGGATGATGTACTAAAAAGCAATCCTAATCTTATGAAGCAATTTGCATCTGCTACAGCAAACACCATGGCTCAAAATGACAAAACTGGTATGGCTGGCATGTTCTCAGGTATGTTTGGAGGAAATGCGCCACCTCAGCCAGCCAACTATTCTAACCCACCACAAAAACACCAAATGCGTGGACCAAGCAACATTGATAGCATAATTAATGATTTAGAAAGTGATATCATTACAAATGAAATGCAAAATAATCGTTTGGAGACCATTAGTACCGCTAGTCATTCTGAAATTTCAGAATTTAATGATAGTATCTTAGGTTCTACCGAAAAAAGAAGAAATTCTAGAAAATCTAAAAAGACTTTGAACATCTAAATGATTGTCACCCCCTTCTCCAGTTCTATAATGAAAATAATGTTTGTTTAAAAAAATGTATGATTTTTCTCTGATTGACAAATTTAGTGAATCATGTGAAATATCCTCAGAGGATGGAAATAAACATACAAAAAATAATGATCAGTCTAATGATGATCAACTTGTTGATTTGAATCATTTAAACACAGTCATTCAAGAAACCTTGAAACTGTACAACAAAGAAGTACTTAATGTATCTCATATCAACCAAGAAATTGATCGTTTAGACAGAAAAAACAATAAACTGAAAGAAAAATTACAACAAATGATCACAAACATGGATGATATTCAAAAATTTGTAGCATCCAATTACTCGGAAAGTAATCCGAAATACCAAGCGATTATGGACAATATAAAAACAACCCAATCGACCATTGTTTCTTGTTTAGATAATATCGATCAATACAAAGATATCGAGTCTAATTCGCATCAAGAAGATTACCAACAATCAGTTAATAAAATAAATAGCATTAATCAAGTATTTACTGTAGCAAAATTAAATAAACATTCATGTCCAATATGTTTGCGAAATGAATGTACACATTTTACATTACCATGTGGTCATGTGTATTGTGAAGAATGTTCTCAGAAAATGAGTGTTACATGCTTTGTATGCCGTGAAAATATTTTCAAGATTAGCCCACTCTTTTTTACTTAGGCACAGAAAGCAAGGCTCTCGTTTATGTAGAGCGAAGCTCTCAATTTATGCAGAGCAAGACTCACAAACTTCATCCTCTTCGTACTGTTGCTGTGGTTGTGAAGTTAGTGGTTTGTTTACATTCTTCTTTTTTGGGTCGATAGTAAATTGTTGAGTGTTTGCTTTCGGTTTTGTTCGCAAATAATACATACCTGTTTTCAAACCTTGTTGCCAAGCATAAAAGTGCATCATGGTCATCTTATTATATTCTGGACTCTCTAGGAACAGATTCATACTTTGTGATTGACACACAAACGCACCACGATCCGCCGCCATATCAATGATTGTTTTTTGTTTCAATTCCCAAGCTGTCTTATACAATGATCGGATGTCCTCTGGGATTTTATCAATCTTACCAATCATTCCCTCATTAATGATGATCTCATCTTTCAAATCCTTATTCCATAGCTTCAATTCAATCAAATCTTGAAGCAAGTACTTATTAACCACAATGAATTCACCAGCAAGAGTCTTTCTCTTGTACAAATTAGATGTGATTGGTTCAAAACATTCATTAAAACCCATGATTTGAGAAGTGCTTGCAGTAGGCATCGGTGCTAAAAGAAGACTATTACGAACCCCCCATTCTTCAATGTCCTTTTTCAATGTACTCCAGTCCCATAGCAAATCTGTTACTTTCACACCCCACATATCAAATTGATAAACCCCTTTGCTGATAGGACTTCCTTCATAAGTCGAATACGCACCTAGATACTTTGTCAATTTATTCTGTTCATCCTCCGTTCGATGTAGCACTGATTTGGTTGAGTTGATGTTTACAAAGGTTTCTTTCTGGTTCTCATCGTCTTCCAGAAATTGTTTTGCACGCTTTCGAGATATTTCCATAGAACATTCCAAAGATGCATGATACATCGTCTCAAAAATCTCTTTGTTTAATTGTTTAGCCTCTTGACTATCAAATGGATACCTCATCAAAATGAAAGTGTCCGCCAAACCTTGTACACCAATACCAATCGGGCGATGTTTGATGTTACTATGTTTCGCTTTTTCATGTGGATAAAAGTTCTTATCAATAATCTTATTAAGATTCTTGGTTACGATCTTTGTATAATGGTGTAGCTTCTTGAAGTCATATAGCTTCTTTTCTTTATCCACAAAAGATGCTAGGCATACACTAGCAAGATTACACACAGCAATCTCATCAGGTGATGTATACTCACAAATCTCTGTACACAGATTAGAGGACTTAATGATACCTAGATTACTATGGTTCGTTTTGCGATTCACTGCATCCTTGTAAAGCATATATGGTGTACCTGTTTCTACTTGGCTTTCCAAAATTTTCCTCCATATATATTGAGCTTCCACTTGTCGAACATACATTCCTTTGGACTCATAGTCCTCATACAAAGCCTTGAATTCATCTCCATAAACATCACTCAACCCTTTACATGTATCAGGACACATCAATGACCACTTTTCATTATTCTTCACTCTTTCCATAAACAAATCAGGAATCCATAGCGCATAAAACAAGTCTCTTGCTCTTTCCTCTTCGTTACCATGATTCTTGCGCATGTCCATGAACCCTTCAATATCTGAATGCCATGGTTCCAAGTAGATTGCTATGGAACCATTCCGCTTTCCACTGTTATGAACGAGACCGAAATTGGATACTACATAATTATGATTATCCATTATATTCAAATCATACACATCTCCCTTATAATAAGTTGTGTTGATCGTCTTTACCCTTGTCCAAAGTATATTATCATGTTCAAAAAATGAGTTATTATCAATACAATCCATATTCGGAAAGAAAGACTGTAGTACTTTTACTTTTGGAACTTCAATAACATAAATAATGTTATTCTTTTCATCTTGTTTTATATCACCATTTGTAATCACATTCAATTTATACAAGAAGTATCGAAAAGCATGTGCCAATTTATAATCAGTTGTTTTCAATTCACACTTATTCTTATCATACATAGTACTCTCCAAGAAACCTTGGATAAGGCTCAATGTGTTTCCATAATTTAGACTATACGACTCTGTATCAATTTCATTTTTTTTACCTTGATTACGATAATATTCTAGACTATATTTATCTTCAATTTGTTCATTAAACACATACTTTGGATATCCAATCAAATCATCACACTCCAATTCTTTAGCTGAAATAAATGATGCTTGTTTCGTTCCAATATCTTGACTCTTTATTACATACACTTCATGTTCTTTTGTCATATGAATAGGTTCAAATGAATGCGTTGTTCTTACTTCTAAAATATCCTTGTCAATTGAATTTTTTATAATTTCATTGACCTTCTTAAAGCTACCATCCTTTGTGATAACACAATCATTTGGTGTTATATCGCATATTTGTTTTGATCCATCTTTAGTTACAATCATTGTATCTGGTGTAAAACACTGATTTACATACCGAGCAGTCGAATTGAAAACTCGCAACATCGGAATGATCCCATCTGAGTTCCCATTTGTGCCTCGAATATAACTATTCTTTCCTCGAATATTATGAATGTGAATACCAATACCACCTGCATACTTTGAAATCAAAGCAGCCTCCTTAATCGAATCAAAAATTCCTGTAATCGAATCATCATTCGCATGCATCAGGAAACAACTACTTCCTTGTGGTCTCGGAGTTCCAAAATTGAAAAGTGTTGGTGTAGCATGAATGAAATACTTTTGTGAAATCGCATCATAAGTCTCCAAGACCTCTTTCACATCATACCCATGAATCCCAATCGCAACCCTCATGATCATGTGTTGAGGTCGTTCTATTATTTTTCCCTTACACTTCATCAAGTATGCCCTTTCCAATGTCTTGAATCCAAAATAATCAAATACATAATCTCTATCATAATCAATATATGTATTGAACTTTTCCTTGTGTTGCATCGCTACATCATATGTCTCCTCATGAATCAAATCATTCATGTACAATGTCTCAATCGTTTCACTGAAAGAAGGAGATGTCTTCTTTTGATGGTTACTTACAGTAATACGAGCAGCAAGTATCCCATAATCAGGATGCTCCGCAATCAATGAACTACACAGTTGTGCTGTCAAATCATCCAATTCAGAAGTCTTCACTCCATCATAAATCAAAGAGCACACTTTTTGAGCAATTTCTGTACCATTAATCGTTAGATCTTGAGATAGTTTGTCTACTCGTCGAAGCACCTTGTCAAAGGATACTTTTTCAGTAGAGCCATCTCTTTTAATAACAAGCATCTTATCCTATATCTTACATCATAGAACCATTTTAAATCATTTTTAAAACTGAAAATCACCCTATTGCGTTGTAATATTCATTCAAAAACTTCTTGTGACTGTTTTTTGGAGGCGCATTTCGTTTATCAATGTACATATTCATTTTTTCGCTTATATTTTCTCGTCTATGAATGAGTGTCTGAGAGTTGATGTTCATTACAAAATGGAATGAATTTGTCTTCTTTCGATACACAATGATCATGTATTGATCTGGATGATGAATGAGAATTTCTATGTTATTAACAATCTTTAGTTGATTGTCTAATGGATCACTCTTCGTTTTGCTTAACAAAATTAAACCACTATTAAGTTGTTTGACAATATGAACTATTTCTAATACACCCCATTTATATTCTGGATCATTCATACTTTGATTACTCTTGTTCATTCCATTCAATGTCATCCAAAAGGATGCTTCTTTGTTTTTGGTATCTATAGTGAACGCTTGGAGTTTGAATCGATCCATCAATATTTGATCGAATGTATCTTGAATTGACAATTCTAGACCTTTCATGTTTTGTTCTAACAAATTTTTACGATAGATCTCATCTGGTGTAACTTTGAATAATGTAATAACTAATGGTTTGGGTTTTGGGGTTAATGATGGGTTTTGTACAGTATATGGTTCGATCAAATCTTCTAAGGAGTTATTGTACACTTTGTAAGGATTATTTGATTTATCATATGAATCTAATACCGTGCTTTCTAAAATATCCATTTTATCAAACAAATACTCATTCTGTTGATCAATAATTGGCTCTTCATACATTATATTTTCAATCACATCTAGTGTCTTCTTCATAATCTCTTGAGATGCGCGTAAACTAAAATCATTCTCTCCTAAATGTTCTACCAATAAAGCATTCATATCCTCTACTTTATCTGATTCAGACAATGGGTTCAAATCATGAACAATCAATACATATTTTTTACGGAATGTACTAGAATCATTCTTTTTAGCAATCACCTCTTTCAAATAGTTCTTATACTTTCGTTCATTCTTCAAGTATTTGTGCAACTTCTTGACACGCTTATCCTTTTCCTCATATCCTACAAACAATTTCAAGTCTTCTAAAACCTTTAGTGAATCAATATCTTTGTGTTGAATGGTTTCTACATATCGAATCTTATGTTTCATATTACTGATGTTTTGTATGGTTTCATATTTAGAAAGTCTAGAAAATCTTTTGTTTTCACTATCATAAGAACCAATGATTTGTAAACTATAATCAATCACTACATCATGTCCATCAGGAATAGTATGTATAATAGATTGAGTACATTCACAGTTGTTTGTGTATAGATTGACTAAGACTTCAATGGTAATATCATTGCCTTGGAAGGGGTTGAATAGTTTATTATCATTTGTATACTTGATCAATTGTTCATAATGATTTTGAATCTTTAAAAGCACAATGAATGGTTTGTTTTTATCAAAGCATCGTTTGATGTATTTTGGACACAACATATAGATCATATCTTCATTATCCATGTCAATAATAATGTATTGAATACCTTTAGAATTGACTGATTTCATGTTCATGAGGTCAAGAATGGTTTCTGGATCCTTGTTTACTGAATGATCTTTGATATAGTTTTTGAAATTGATCCATGAGCAGTAGATTAAGAATTCTCGTTGAACTATCTGCTCAATGTATGAACCGTTATTCTGTAATTCTTCATTCGCCTCCAAAAATGCTTGTATGTCTTTAAGATTCATTCGTTGAATGTATTCTTTGTTCGCAAGGAAGTCTAATCTAAAACTTTCAAATAGTGATGGATCTTTCTTCATGAATGTCTTAAGAGTGTAACCTCCATTCAATTGTATGTATTCAAACAAGGTCAATTGGTCTACTACATGTTGAACAAATGATTTGATTGAATTGATTTGTGGGTTTTGTATAGTTTTTTGTAATGCTTGTAGGAACTTTTGATTACTATACAATGCCGAATCATTGTTTAAACCTCGTCGCAGGAAACACCCATTCTTCTTATCATTTCTGAATCCAGAACATTCATCAACTGGCACATTCGGATTCATTAATGTATGAAGATCATATGGTAAAGTCGAAAGCCTATCATCTTCAATCGGAATGTGAGCACTTCGTTTAATATAACGGTCTTTCTTGTACTCTTCTCCTTTATCGTTGTTGGATTCAACATCGAGTTCTTGGCGTTCCTCTTCATCAAACAACACGTCCTTATTCTTCTTATATCCACAACATACCATCTGTTTCCCATCTTTATGAAATGTTTTATTCATTAAATAAGGGTATTTGTAATAATCCCCTTCCTTCTTCTTGATACCCTCTTTATGAAATGAGATTGGAGTCTCCTCATAAGGTGGAGGACATTTGCCTTTATTCTTTTTTAATTCCTCATAAGTGATACTTGTTCTTGATATTGGGCACCAAACCATGGGACAAATGAAATAGTTTTTGTTTTTCAATTCTTCTGTAGTTCCTGTCTTAATAAATCCAGAATAAGAGTCTGGATGATTCTCATCGATTCTCATTTTTTCTACTTTGTTGATGACTACTGGCATCTTCTTGTCGATAATTGGGCATCTCGTAGCATAGTCAGGTAAAAACAAATCCTTGTCTGCTGATTTCAACTGATTAAGAATGAACCTTGAACTATACTTTCTTAATTCAGACTTTGATAAATTAGTATATTCCTCTGCTTTGATGTTTTCAGTTACATCTTCATCTGTCAAAGTTGTATAGTTTACAGTTGGTTCTTCACTTGGTATATCATCCATATCATCAATGACTGCGATGTCATCATCATCCATTAATGAATCGAATGAAGCAATCGATTCGTTGTCATCTTCATTGTCATCTTTATTGTCATCTTCATTGTCAACATCTTCATTAGCTTTAGCATCATCTTCCAACATGTCATTCAATATACCTAAGGTGATATCCTCATTCGTTTCTGAAGCATCATCTTCATAATCTTCTAATGCTTTACGAACTGATTCGTTAATGACTAAATCAAATCCGATTTTTGATTGAGAAGTCAACAAAATCAATGTTCGTATGATATTGTTATGATAAAGTGGGTTGTTCATTCTATTCACTGTTACTTGAAATTGATTTTGATTGACAATATTCGCTTCTACAATTATACCTTCATTATACTTCGCTATATATTTTGATTTACCATTTTCATTAATCATTTTCAATTTAATAGTATCTTTCTTCTCATTATACTCTGTTGTAGCTGTTTCTTCATCTAACGAAAACTCATTCATCATCTCTGAAATGATTTGATTCGGAGGCAAATGGATCTTGTTGGAAATGAATGCACTAATATTATCCATTTTACTGAATTCGGAGACTCGCTTATAACGAAGCAAAAAGGAGTTATCATCTTTGCTTCCTCGAATCACATTAAAGAATGGGTTATTCTCAAATGATTTCGTGAGATTTGCTGTGCTTTTAAGAGGAGCTTTCGCGGTTACCATGGTTGTCATTTTCAAATCTTCAATCAATATATTCTGATTGACCACCATTGGTGCAACTCCAATGTCTTTTAATACTCCTTGGTTCAATTCATTCATAAATGTTAAGAGTTCACTAAAGGGAATTTGCAAACCAGTCAAATTGATTCCAAATGTATACTCTCCATTTTCACGAACAATGATAGATGCGTAAGCCTTTGTATCTTTGAATCGAATCTTCATTGTAAATTGATCATTCTTTCGTGAAACGATGCTCTTCCTTTCATTTTCAATCCATTTATAAAACATTGGACGCTCAACCAAATCATGTAAATTATGTTTGTACAAACGATAATGGAAATCTTTTCGTTTTGTTTTCATTGTGGTGAAGGGGATTTCTGTGGTTGTTTTGAAAGTGTTGAATAATTTTCTGATATTTACAGAAGACTTATCTATATTTATGAATTTACAAAAGGATACAAAACAATCATTCTTTTCCGACAACTTCTTGAAATCGAAATTATTAATACTCTTCTTCATTTCATTTATTTTTTGGATCAATTTGGATTTATTTGCATTAATCGTTAACACTTCAGATGGAAAGTATAAATCATACACAAGATCTTTCTTCGCTGTAAAATATTTGTCTCCAAAAGAAGAAATATCATCTTTGACCACCATATTAATCTCCAACTCTTTGGGAAGCTGGAATGAATACAAATCTTTTAAGTCATGAAAATCATATATGATATTGCGTTTGTATAGGATACGATCTTCATTAGATAATGCGTTATATGGATTCATTATGAATGGAATGCTTGATTTCTTACTGTTCAACAATTCAAAGGACAAACATACATTGATGTGTGTGATTTGTTTTAACATCTTCTTCTGAATATTGATATCCGATCTTGTAATGACTTCAGTATCTTCTTTAAATTTTATAGGGTACTTTTCATTTGAGTCTTTATTGGTAATATTGAATGTGTCTTGAAAGTACATATTGAAATCCCGTGTGAATATTTGTGAGCGATTCGAGAACACTTTGTCAAGAAACGATTGAAAAATTGTTTCCTTGCGTTGTGAAATGATCGGAATAGCTGTAAAAAGAAATATTTCATTATCAGGTACATTGATCTCTTTGGATAGTTTATGACGAAGTGTTTTGATATTATCATCCATATAGATTGATGTTTTTGAAAAATGGATCTTGTCTGTACCTTCTGTTTTGAAATCTTTCTCTTTGAGAGTACCTTTCTGGTCTACAAAAATATATTTATCATGTTTCGATAAATCATACCAACGGTTTACAATAACCATGCGTTCATCTGAGAGATTGGAACATAACTCTACCATGTTAATCTATTATATTTATAATAGATAATCTATGATTCAAGATTCCTTCTCAAATCACTGAAGACTTAATCGTCATTCCACAATATTTTACTGGTTTTTTTGTGTAGTTTGTATGCTTATACAAACCCTCATCAATCGCTACTTGTAACAAGAGCTTAAAGTTTTCCCAGAAAGGCGGTGGATGACCGATCTCTTTAGTCATAAGATGGGCGAGTTCGTGTATCGCAACATACTTAAGTACATTTAATGGAACCAATTTATCTTCTCCATCACGAGATCGTAAGCAAAATACAATCTTTTCACCTTTGTTTACGGAGTAAGAGGTATAATTCGATGATTCAGTGCCTTCGCTTAAACTGTCTGGACTGAAATTGCTCTCTAAACGCTCCACATCCTTGCTATCAGGATATTTTTCTTTCATTTTTACGATAAGCTTCTGAAGTGTTCTATTCAATTTAGCGAGCAAATTCGCAGCATCTTTTTTGTCAGGTAAGTTCTTCACAAGATATGCTTTTCCATCTACACTGGAAACAACATATTCGACTTCAACATTTTGATATTGAATGTAAAATATGATCAAAACGACCATGATTGTCAAAATAAATCCTTCGGCGAGATTCATGTGTGATTACCCTATTGGTTATTTAAAATATAAAAAAATTGATTCTACTTTAAGATAATAATTCGAATCAATATATTATGGAAATACAAACTTTAGATTGGAGAGCTGAAGATTTCGACATTGAAATCGAGGATGAGGATGATGAATCAGCTGAACCAACTATTATTAAAAAGTACATTATCAAGGCTTTTGGGTTGAATGAAAATAAAGAGAGTGTCGCTTTGACGATCACTGATTTTACCCCATATTTTTATATCAAGCCTCAACACAAAATCATTCCAAATGAATTGAAACAACTCGAATCTCATTTGATTGGAGTACTACCTTTCAAGTTAAAAGACTCTATAAAAAGCCTGAAAGTGATGGCGAAGAAAGATATGTGGGGGTTCACAAACAACAAAGCATTTCCCTTCATTCGAATCACTTTCACCAATCTAATGGCCATGAAGTTTTGTGTGAAGCATTTATCAAAATCAGTACCAATATGTAAGCGAATGCTTAAGTACAAACTCTATGAAAACAATATTGAACCATTCATCCGATTCTTTCATTGTAAGAATATCAATCCTTCTGGATGGATTAAGATAGATCCGAGCAAGTGTTTTCGAAATAAAGTACATAAGACCAATTGTAAGTATGATTTGGCCATTAAATGGTCTAATGTGGAAAGCCTTCCTACCAAAGAAAGAATCTCTCCATTGATCGTTGCGAGTTTTGATATTGAATGTACGAGCAGTCATGGTGATTTTCCATTGGCGATCAAAAAATATGAAAAAACAACTCGTGAAATGATCCAAGCATTCTCTCAATTCAAACAAGCAAATCCTATTGATATCAAAAGATTTATCAAAGAAAGCTTATTCCATATCTTTGAAATTGAACATTATCCTGATATGGAAAAATATTATAGTAAAATTTACTTCAAGGAAACCAATCGAAAAGTCACAAAAAAACAAATCATCCGAATCATTGACACTTTGTATGATATCATCATTTTGGATATCAATACACAAAAACATTTCAAAGAGATATATGAAGATGAAGATGAATGTACTCGTTTCAAGAATGCATTCAAACAACCCTTGAAGAATGAATCGAAGAATAAACCACTAAATGATGAAAAAGAATCCGTTTTTAATCAAATCAACAACATACTCAGTCAAAACTTTCCTGAAGTCGAAGGCGATTCAGTTATTCAAATTGGTACCACTTTCCATCGTTATGGTGATGTGAATTGTTTCTATAAACATATCATCACTCTTGATACATGTGATGATATTCCTGGTGTGGATGTGATTCAGTGTGAGACTGAAGTTGATGTCCTACTTGAATGGACCAAACTAATCCAATCTATGAATCCAGATATCATGACTGGTTATAACATCTTTGGTTTTGATTTTCAATTCATGTATGATCGCTCTGTAGAAATCGGATGTCGTAAGGCATTCTGTCAACTTGGTCGGTACAAAAATCATGTTTCTGAAATTGTTCATAAGTCACTATCTTCATCTGCTCTAGGAGATAACTTCTTACACTTTATCGACATGGAAGGACGAGTATTGATTGATTTGATGAAAGTGGTACAAAGAGACCATAATCTAGATAGTTACAAGTTGGATAATGTTGCTTCCCACTTCATTCAAGGAAGCATTAAGAACATTGATGGAAATCAACTCAAAGTAGACAATCTTCTCGGAATCCAGGAGCAATCATTCATTCATCTAAAGAATGAAGATGTAACTCAAAAATACATGGTCACTAAAATTGATCCAGAAAACAACATCATTGTTGTAGATGATTCATGTCAACCGATCATTCATTCATTTAAAAAGTGGGGTCTCGCGAAAGATGATGTGTCTCCAAATGAGATCTTTCAATGCCAAAAAGGTACTAGCGCGGATAGAGCAAGGATCGCAAAGTATTGTGTTCAAGATTGTGCTTTGTGTAATTTGTTAATCATTAAGCTTGAAATCGTTGCTAATAACTTGGGTATGTCAAATGTATGTTGTGTTCCTCTGTCATACATCTTCATGCGTGGACAAGGTGTAAAAATCTTTAGTCTTGTCGCTAAGCAATGTAGGCTTGATAACATCTTGATTCCTACTCTTAACAACAAGTTTGCTAGTGACTATGTTGAGAATGAAGATGATGATGGGTATGAAGGTGCAATTGTTCTAACCCCAAAACCAGGCATTTATGTAAATGAGCCAATCTCTGTGATGGATTATGCTTCACTATATCCTTCAAGTATGATTTCTGAAAATATATCTCATGATAGTCTTGTCTTGGATGATAAGTATGATAACTTACCTGGAATTGAATATGTAGATATCACTTATGATGTGTTTGAGGGAATTGGAGATACGAAGAAGAAGGTTATGAAAAAGGTGGGTGAAAAAACTTGTAGGTACGCCCAATTTCCTGATGGAACCAAAGGTATTTTACCTCGCATTCTCATGAACTTGTTGAAGCAAAGAAAAGCAACTAGAAAAAGAGCTACTGAAAAGAAGGTAACCCTTAAGAATGGAGATGTATTCACTGGGTTGATGAGTGAATCTGAAACCACAATAAACATTGGAGATGTCTGTATCGATAAGAATCAAATTGAAAAGATCGAAGATTTGTACAATGATTTCATGAAGGCAGTATTGGATGGTTTACAATTGGCGTACAAGGTCACCGCAAATAGTTTATATGGACAAGTTGGTGCTAAGACAAGTCCAGTGTATTTGAAGGAACTTGCGGCGTCCACCACTGCAACTGGTCGTAATCTAATCTTGAAGGCGAAAGATTTTATGGAAAAACATTATGATGTGAATGTAATTTATGGGGATACTGATTCAATCTTTGTGAGTTTTCGATTGAATGAAAAAGAAGGCTTGACAGGTAAAGAAGCATTACAAAAGAGTATTGATTTGTCTTGTAAGGCAAGTGCTGAATTCAAGAAGGCTTGTTTGAAAGCACCACATGATCTTGAGTATGAAAAAACCTTCTATCCTTTTGTAATTCTTAGTAAAAAAAAGTATGTAGGTAACTTGTATGAGCATGATGTGAACAAGTTTAAACAAAAATCCATGGGAATTGTATTGAAACGACGAGACAATGCGAATATTGTAAAACATGTATATGGTGGTATCATTGATATCATTTTGAATGAAGCAAACATCACAAAAGCGGTTCATTTTCTGAAAGATGAGTTGAAAGATTTGGTGGATGGCAAGTTTCCATTAGAGCAACTTGTGATCACCAAAACACTGAAAGGTGAGTATAAAGATCCTACAAAGATTGCACATAAAGTATTGGCAGACCGTATGGGAGAACGAGATCCTGGTTCAAAACCTCAAGTAAATGACAGGATCCCTTATGTATATATTGTGAATAAGAATAAGGACTGTTTGCAAGGTGACAAGATTGAGACACCGTCTTATATTCGGGAACATAATATAAATCCTGATTACGCATTCTATATTTCAAATCAAATCATGAAACCTGTTAGTCAACTCCTCGCATTGACCTTGGAGACGATTCCTGGATATACAAAGAAGCACGATCCATACTACTATGATCGTAAAATGAAACTATTGATTACGGAAAAGAAAGGAGATGAAAAGAAGGCACAAGAGAAATGGAATACACTTCGTATGAATGAAGTAGAGGACTTGTGTTTCAAACCATTGTTGAATCAACTTCAAGCCAAAACGAATGGCAACAAGTCTATGTTAGATTTCTTTAATGTAAGTAATAAGTAAAAAAGTACTTTATACAATGAACAATTTCTTTTTGAAAACATTACTACACTTAGGATTTCAATTAACATTGACTGGATTCACTGCAAATAATATGCGTAATGAAAAAATAAGCTATAAATGGTTGTGGTTTATTGTGATGATTGGACTCCTATTTGCCATGCAATTTACCCAAATACCATTACCCATCCGTTTTATCATGTTTTGTATGTTCTCTGTTATTAATGGATTTATTCTCTCAGTGTTCTTGAAATTTGCTAGTGCGAAGGATATCGCTTCCGCGATCTTTTATACTGTATTTATCTTTGTAACTATGGTGCTTGTTGGATTTTTCATTTTGAAATACAATGTTAATATCACACCACTGATGTTACTTGTGTCAATATATTCTATTACTATGCTGATAGTCTATTTGTATATGATATTCTTTACAGTAGAACAAAAGACTAGACAATATGTAAAACTAGCATCTATTGCTCTCTTTTCTCTTTACATTATCGTAGATACCTATTTAAACTTCAATAAAGAATATGATGGAGATCTTGTTATATCCACCTTAGATTACTACACAGATATCATGGCTATTTTCAAGAACATATTATCCTATTTTAGTAATGATGAAATGATTTAAAATAATACAAACCATAGTTTCATAAATGAACACCTTTATCCCGTTGAATAACGACAGTAAAACTATGCTTACTAGGAGTAAAACAGTCAGACACAAACTTCATTGTATTTCGAAAGCCGTCGATTATGGATATAAACCATATATAACCATCGACAAGAAGAATGATCGTATTCCCAAATCCATATTTGAGTTTACATTTGAGCATTTTCATAAAGAGTTACAAATGAGACAGAAATATGGATATCGGAAAGATCCATATAATAATGTGTTTGATCGAGAGGAACTGAACCAAATTCGTAGGATGCGTAATAATATCAAGAAATTGACCTTGAATGATGACAATATATGGAAACGAGAATTAGCTAGAGAACAGATTGATTGTCCACGCATTATGATGATGTTGTACTATGTTATTTGTTGGTTTCTAGATTTTATTTTTAAAGACAAACCAATTGATCGTTTTTGGTTTTTAGAAACAATCGCAAGGATGCCCTATTTTTCATATGTAGCTATTTTACATTTGTATGAGACATTAGGGTGGTGGGAAACTGGTAGTGGTTTGAAAAAAGCACATTATGACGAAGAAGCAAATGAGACTTACCATTTACGAATCATGGAATCATTAGGTGGTGATTCATTATGGTGGAATCGATTCTTAGCTCGTCATGGTGCGGTTGCCTATTATATAATACTCTTGGTATTGTTTATGTTAACCCCAAAGTACGCTTATTTATTCAGTGAGTTGCTCGAACTTCATGCTGTGGATACTTATGATGAGTTTTGTGAGAATAATAAAGACTTATTATTGATGATGTCACCTACTATTGAGTCGATTGATTATTTACCTAATGCTGAAAATTTGTATGAGGTGTTTATGCGTATAAGTGAAGATGAATACAAACATGCACAAGCAATGCGTATCGTTCGTCAATTACCCAAATAATTTCAAACAAAAAATAAATTGTAGAAGTAAAGAGAGGATATGAATAGAACAAATTTTATTATCATCTTGATTATTCTTGGGTTTGTATTCATGTTGTTTATAGGATTACTCATGGTTGTAGTTTCCAATCAATCCAAACCACTCACCAGAGAAACATGTTTAACACATGGGAATAGAACTGATTGTTTTCGTGTAAGTATTACTGATGGAATCGATCGTTTCAAGAATAAGTACACACGAGTTGTGGCTGATCCAGTCTTTGAACCTGAAAACAATAGTGTATTTAATATGGTGTATACTTGTACATTTAGTCCAGGTGATTTATTGAAAAGTAGTGTGTTATTTGGGGCAGGTAATGATCGACCTCATAAAATGCGAATGAATAAAGAAGACGGTACAATGGAAATCCAGTTTTACTCGACTTATCGTCGCTTAGATTTCGAAATCCGTCCATTTCTGAAGAGTTTCCAGGTCAAGAAGATCACCTCAACACCTTATCCATTTAAACGATGAGTGTACAACAAGTAGTACCCATTTAAACACAAACTCCTAAGTAAAGATATTGATTGTTTTGCATTGTCTATATGTTTAACACTGTCGTCCAACTCAAAGTCGTTTGTTCTAAAAACAAATACTCCAATAATAAAGATAGTTCAGAACGGATTTTGAGTGTAAACACGAGTCCGAGTAAGTTTTTAATTACCTCAAGGCGTTTGAAGGAAACAACCAAGAAGGCTATGCTTGAATGTAACCCAAAGAAAAAACATTATTCATTGATGAGCTCAGAGTGTATTGTTATTTGGAATGAAATTGAAGAGCTTGTGGATACACTAGATACACTACAGAAACAAGAGGAACTGGATGATTTAGATTTTAAAATTTGATGAATTCATCGCATCACACAAGTCATCCATACTAATAGATTCTTTAACAATCTTCATGAATATC